GATGAAGACAATTCAGATACCTAATGGCAAAGGGGGTTATTCAATACCTCCGATGCAAGGCGTCGTTTATACATTAACATCTAAACTACAAAAAAATGATAAAGGCAGTTGGTATGGATGGGCTGTAAATATGGATAGAATCTTAGATCAAAAAGATAAAGATCTATATTTAAGCTCTAGGGGCTTTTATCAAAGTTGTAAGTCAGGGACAGTGCAAACAAAAGCTGATGTGGAAGAGACCAGCCAGAACGTGCCGTTCTAATAACGAAGGGGGCTTCGGCCCCCTTTTTAATAAAAGGAGAATTATAGAATGGAAAAATTTAAAAAAATATTTGAAGGATTGAGCATTGCATATGGTCAATATCAAAAAGGAGAGCGAGGAGAAAATGGAAAACAAAAGGGAAGAGCATTTATTGTTAGAAAAAATGTCACAAACGATCTTTGGGAAAATCATCTTAAAGGTGAGGGACCTGCTTTGGGAATCATTCCAATCAATGAATCTAACCAGTGTAAATGGGGTTGCATTGATATTGATGAATATAACTTTAATCATAGGGAGTTGGTTGATCGTATTAGGGAATTAAATTTTCCTTTAGTTGTATGTCGTTCTAAATCTGGTGGAGCGCACGTATTTTTATTTACAGAAGATTTTATATCTGCATCACAGATGCAAAATACATTAAAGAATTATGCTGAAACTTTAGGATATGAAGGTGCTGAGATATTTCCTAAACAAACAGAAATACTCGTGGAGCGTGGTGACACAGGAAACTTTTTAAATTTACCTTATCACAATGAAATGCAAGGATTGCGTTATGCAATTAAAGATGATGGGGCTGCAGCAACTCTACAAGAATTTTATGATCTGTATGATCAATATGTACAAAAGGAATTAAAAGAAGTTAAAAAGGAAAAGAAAAAAGAAATAGAAATTTTTCCAGATGGTCCACCTTGTCTAAATAAATTAGCATCACAAGGTTTTAGTGAAGGATCCAGAAACAATGCATTATTTAATATCGCCATTTATTGTAAGCAAGCCTATCCAGATAATTGGGAGAAAATGGTGGATGAATACAATACTAAATATATGAAACCTGCTCCATTAGGATCGGGAGAAGTGCAACAACTTATTAAGTCTATAGGTAAAAAAGGTTATGATAAATATAGATGCAAACTTCCTCCAATAGAATCCGTATGTAATTCAGGATTATGTAGAACTAAAAAATTTGGTGTAGGATATGATGAAGAACAAGTTCCACAATTAGGAAACTTAACAAAGTATGCATCAAGGCCTCCGCAATGGTTTTTAAATGTAGGCGATTCAAGAATAGAATTAAAAACAGAACAACTTTACAGTTCAGCTTTATTTGCTTTAGCGTGTTTAGATCAAGCTAATTTAATTATACCTGTAGTTAAACCAAAAGATTGGAAGCAAGTATACCTTAAACCATTAATAGAAAATGGATTACAAGAAATAGAACCATTAGAATCTTTAGATCCTAAAAATCAAATAACTTCTTTATTACAAGATTGGACTACAAATAGACAATCAGCGAGAACAATGGAAGATATATTTAATAAACTTCCATATACAGATGAGGGTAAAGAATTTACTTATTTTAGAATGGAAGACTTTTATAATTATTGCAAAAGAAATAATTGGGAAATGGATAAAACTAAAACAGGTAACTTAATAAAACAATTAGAAGATTTTGTTGAAGAAGTTAGACCAAGACTAAAAGGGGGTATGCCTAGATTAGTTAAAATTAAAACAATGAAAAAACAAGAAACAACTGTTTCTAAAGTTGAATACCAGGAGCATCATTTTTAATGTCAAAGAGAATAGGTATTAATTGGTATGTAAAACAAAGACAAAGAATAGAAGTTTTAGAAAAGAAACTTTTAAAGGCAGAAATAGAAAGTAGAACTTTAAAGAAAGCATTATTAAAATACTACGGAGAGGACTATGAAAACAATAATACTGGGGCCACCGGGAACGGGGAAAACAACAACGTTATTGAATTTAGTGGACGAATTTATCCAACAAGGGATTAGACCTAGACAAATTGGATATTTTTCTTTCACAAAGAAAGCTGCGATAGAGGCGGCTACACGTGCATCACAAAAGTTTAATCTAGATATGGATACAGATTTAGAAAACTTTAGAACTTTACATTCTTACGCATTTAAGATGCTAGGTATGACAAAAGAGAAAATGATGAAGAAAGAAGACTACAGAGAATTTGGTCAAAAATGTGGCATCCCTATTAAGATAGCATACTATTCAGAAGAAGATGGTACATTTAATTCAGATAATGAATATTTAACCATTATTAATACAGCAAGAGTTAGAAGAATGGACCTTCTTGATTATTATGATCGAAGGCAAAATATTTTAGATATTGAACGCGATACTTTATATCTTATATCAGAAGAACTCAACCGATATAAAAAAGAAAAAGGACTTAAAGACTTTACAGATCTTATTGAACAATTTGTTGAAAAAGAAATAGAATCTAATTTTAAAGTATTGTTTATTGATGAAGCTCAAGATCTTTCACATTTACAATGGGATATGGTAAGAAGAATATGGAAAAATGCTGATAAAACTTATATTGCTGGTGATGACGATCAAGCTATTTTTAAGTGGGCTGGAGCTGATGTTGACCACTTTATAACTCTTAAAGAAGAAGTTGATAGTATCAAAACACTAGATCAATCTTATAGAATACCAGGTGGTCCTATTCACGAACTTTCACAAAGAATTATAAATAAAGTACAAAATAGATACGATAAAGAATATAAACCTAGGCAAGAAGCAGGACTATTAAAAAGATATTCTGATGTGACCCAGGTTGATATGTCTGAAGGGAATTGGTTAGTATTATCCTCCGCTAACCATTTCCTTGATGATGTTAAAGAACTTTGTGAATTACGTGGATGGTACTATCAGTATAAAGGAAAAAATTCTATCACCCTTAAATTATTATTGGCTTTAAATAATTGGGAGCAATGGAGAAAAGGTACGACTCTTACTCATATCGAAATAAAAAATATTTATGGATATCTTGGAACAAATGTTGCGAATGGATTTAGAGAAGGAAAGTTATTTCACTCTGAAGAAAGATATAGTTTAGAAGAATGTAAAGAAAAATATGGACTGCTAACCGATAAAGTTTGGTATGAGTCCTTTGAAGGTCTTGATAACTTGACAGAGAACTACATTCGTAATATGAGAGCGAATGGTGAGAAGATCAATAAAAACCCTAGAATTATTATGTCTACTATCCACGGCGCCAAAGGAGGCGAAGCGGATAAGGTCCTCTTACTTCAAGATATTACAAACGCGGCTATGGAGACGTTTGCACAGGATCCCGACGAACTTCACCGCTTGTTCTACACCGGAGCAACAAGAGCAAAGAAGGAACTACATATCGTGGATCCCAAAAATTTTGAAAGGGCGTATCTAATATGAGCACAAAAGACGAGCTGGAAAGAGCATTTCCAGAAGAAAAACAAATTGGTGGTAAACATTATAAAATTAAAATTCAACCCTGGACTTTTATCAGGGAGAACAATCTTAATCCTTTTCAAGCCAACGTAATTAAATATGCGGTGAGATATGAAAAGAAAAACGGTATTGAAGATTTAAATAAAATTATTCATTATTGTGAATTAGAAATTGCACATATGCGAAAAAGTTGGGATAAATGAGAACCGTACAGCCTCCTCTATTTGCACCTGAAACTGAATGGGTAATGCCCGATGAACTTAAAGATTTACGCGGACATAAAGAAATTGCTATTGACTTAGAGACTTATGATCCGGAGTTAATGACACTCGGATCGGGGAACGTGGTTGGTCGTGGACACATTGCAGGAGTTGCTGTCGCTGTAGAGGGTTGGAAAGGTTACTATCCTATTGCTCACGAAGGTGGTGGTAATATGGATAAGAATTTAGTTATCAATTGGTTAAAAAATTTATGTAAACAAGAAGATACAAAATTTATTTTTCATAATGCAATGTATGATGTGTGTTGGTTAAGATCTTATGGAATAAATATTAAAGGTAAGATCGTAGACACAATGATTGCAGCATCACTTGTTGATGAAAATAGATTATCTTATCGTTTAGATTTTTTAGCAAAACAATATTGTGGTTTGGGTAAAGATGAAAAAATTTTACAGGCCGCAGCAAAAGAATGGCAGATTGATCCTAAAAAAGATATGTGGAGATTACCTTCTATGTTTGTAGGTCAGTATGCAGAAAGAGATGCAGAAGCAACTTTAAAACTTTGGCAAAGATTAGAATCAGAACTTTATTCTCAAGAACTTACTTCTATTTTTGAATTAGAATTGAAATTATTTCCTTGTCTTGTTGATATGAGATTTAAAGGTGTGCCTGTAAATCTTGATAGAGCAGATAAAATAAAGAAAAATTTAATAGATCGTGAAAAGAAATTAGTCAATAGAATCAAAGAGTTATCCGGTGTTAATGTGGAATTATGGGCAGCAGCATCTATTTCAAAGGCATTCGATGCACTTAAACTTCCGTATGATAAAACAGAAAAAACTGGAGCTCCAAGTTTTACTAGAAACTTTTTAGCAAACCATCCTCACGAACTTGCACAATGTATTTCAAATGCAAGAGAAATAAATAAAGCTCATACAACTTTTATTGATACGATAACTAAACACGCACACAAAGGAAGAATACACGCAGACATTAATCAAATAAGATCTGATGATGGTGGAACCGTATCAGGAAGATTTTCAATGAGTAATCCTAACTTGCAACAAATTCCAGCACGTCATCCTGACTTGGGCCCAATGATACGATCTATTTTTATTCCTGAACAAGGATGTACCTGGGGTAGCTTTGACTACTCACAACAAGAACCAAGAATATTAGTTCATTATGCGAAGTTACAAAATTTAGAGGGCGTAGATGATATTGTAGATGCTTATAATTCAGGTGATGCAGACTTTCACCAGGTTGTTGCAGATATGGCAGGCATTGAAAGAAAACAAGCTAAGACCATTAACTTGGGTTTAATGTATGGAATGGGTAAAAATAAATTAATGGCTGAATTAGGATTAATGAAAGAGTCAGCTGAAAAATTAATACAGCAGTATCATCAAAAAGCTCCGTTCGTTAAAAAATTAATGAATAATGCAATGAGAAAAGCAGAAGATTATGGAACGATAAGAACTTTACTTGGAAGAATTTGTCACTTTGATTTATGGATTCCAACTTATTTTGATATCGCTAATAAACCTTTACCTTTAGAAGAAGCTAGAAAAAAGTATGGCGAGCCGTTGAGAAGAGCTTTTACTTACAAAGCTTTAAACAGGCTTATTCAAGGATCGGCTGCGGATATGACTAAAAAATGTATGGTCAATCTATATGAAAACGGTATAATACCGCATATACAAATTCACGATGAAGTTGATATATCAATCGAGTCTGATAAAAAAGCAGAACAAATTGTAAAAATTATGGAATCTGCTGTGGAATTAAAAGTTTCAAACAAAGTTGATTTTGAAAAAGGTTTGAACTGGGGAGATATAAAATGATGGAGAACCTATGGCATATCTTAACGCAAACATACCACCGATTTATTGCAAAATTAAAACCGAGTATCTTTATGATATGGACCTTTCTAAAAGAGGTGAAGAGGATTGTGTGGTCTTTGGTGTTGCGAGTATATCAGGGCGCGCCTTATTATTTCACATTATGTTACCGAATGGCGCGGTCTATTATCGATTGCCTATCTCAGCGTTTTTCCAAAAACATCTTTCTAGAGCCGAAGTGCCGGATATGTCAGTTGACCAGCTTCAACTGTGGAATTGTTTTAGTTATTACCCTTCTGTTCATTGCTTTGATTTTTTAAGTGGTGTAGACTGTAAGTTCAGAGGTAAGGACAAACAGTTTTATGAAGGCAAATATTTATTTACTATTGACTGGGCGCATCCAGAGACTAATATACTCAATACAGAACATTCTGAAATACCTCAAGAGCACAAGTGTGCACATATACTGGCTCTTGCTAACGGCAATTATGCAGCTCAGCCTAATAATCGTATTATTTGGCACATTAATAGTTATACTACTGATAGCACTTGGCCAGACTATAAGGTGCAAAACACCGTCTGGGAAGTGGAGAGGTCTGATTGGATAACGGAAGATTCTGATAAAATGTTTTACGAAGTGGAGGAAAAAAATGGACAGTAAAGATTTTATAAAAATGATTAAACAAAAACTTTCTGAAACCAGTAAGAAAGCTTTATCTGTATATTCTTATAAACAAAGACAAAGCAGACCTAGAGTTGCTAAAGATATTTTAAGAGAACCAGAAGATGCTAAGACTTCTAATTGTGTAACCAATGACTGTACGCACGATTGGGGTGGCAATGAAAATCAGCGATAGCACTTCTGTGGCTTTGCCACTTAGAAATTTAATTTCTTTAATTGTTGTTGTAGCCGCAGGACTATGGTTTAGCTTTACGGTTATTGAAAGATTAAATAATTTAGAAACTAAAAATCAACTCTTTGAGAATGATTTACTGGAAGCTTCTGTTCAAAAGCCTATTGACCAAGAACAGTTTATGCTCATTGAATATTTAACTAAGCAATTAGAAAAACAACAAAAAATTTTAGAAGAAAATTTACACACCAATGTAATGTTAGAAATGCACGAAAAAGAAATAGAGAAATTAAAAAAAGATGTTGAGAAATTAAAAGATTCAACTAGAGATATTAAATTTAGTAATGGAAATGGTAAACATTAATGATCGAAACACACCAGCAGGGGAAAACTCCTATATCAAATGTGATGTGGTTAAAGCAAAAGTTTATGTGGACAAATACGGTGTAAAGCGTATTGAAGAAATTAAAAATGACTAAAGATCTTAACAGTTTTTTAGATAGTATTGATACTGTACACGGACATTGTCCGGAATGTGGTGAAGAAACGATATTAATCTCTATTGTAGAAGATTATTATAAATGCACAACGTGTGGTGAAGAAACTAAACAATACATTAATGGAAGTATTAAGTATTTAAAAATCACTGAGGAAGATCAAAGATGGCTAAAAAATCTAAAACGTTCGGAGTAAATAATTTTATTAAAAGAACCAGAAGAAAAAGACCTGGACGCCATTCTAAATCGCCTAATAAATCTTACACCACAAAAGCTAAAATTGGACAAGGTAAGCCCTAATGGAATTTATTATTGTAGGTATGATTTGTTTTTCAAAAATTGATACCAATTCAATTTGTTTACCTTTTGAACAAAGTCCTAGAGTTGAATATCGAAAATTAGATAAGTGTCTTAAAGATGCGGAAAAACATAAAATTAAATTAAGAAAAGTTTTTAATGAGGATGGTTTTCTTGTTGACGAATTAATAATTACTTGTGTAAAAAATCCTTATAAATCAAACGCTTAATTAAGTCTACTCGCCCCGGTTATAGAAAACCAGGACGAGCAAACAAAAGGTGTGAGAAGAGATCTCAAATATACGCTAAAAAATATTTTTTTGCAACCCTTGTTTTTATACTAGACATTCCCATATGTTATAGTAAGAAAGAATAACAACAAAAGGAGTAAAAATGGCAGACCCTAACAAATATAAATCGGTATCGGTACCAATGAAAACATATCAGATGTTATCATTTTTGGCTAAAGGACAGCTCACAGACGCTGATTTAACGATTTCTAAGGCTATTGAAGTCTTGGCAACAAAACAAGCAAAACAGAAAGGATATAAAAATGGTAAATCTTAATTATTTAGAAATGGATATTCAATATTTACCTTTTAATTGTCCTGGAAATATTAAAGCAAGAGCTGTTAATGTTTTAAAAAATGAAGGTATTAATAAAATAAAAGATTTAACTAAATTAAATATAGAAAATCTTCTTAGATTACCTAATTGTGGTAGAAAAACTACTTCGGTAATAGCAAACTTAATAGAAAAATATGTTAAAGAAAATATTGAAATAAATGGTATTGGAAAAAACATTATTACCTTAAATTCAAATTTGTCTTTAAAACAATTATTAACTCGTCTAAGTCTTATTGAGAATATAGATTTATCAACTTTAAGTAAATTATCTAAACTTTATAACTATGATTCAGATAATTTTAAGTGTTTGATAATGAACCTTGAAGAGAAAGGATATAAAAATGGTAAAGCATAAAGCTATTTGCCCACAATGCAAGGGCAATGGATTTCATTACTTGGCCGACTCAACGTGGACCGAGGTTAAACAATGTGAAACTTGTAACAGTCAGGGGGAGATCGATGTTGAAGAACCAACAATTGAAGAACTTGAAGCGGCTAGGAGGATGCAATGAGTTATAATAATTTAATTAAATATTGCCAAGATTATAAACTTACTGAACAGGCAGCTATTCAATTAATTGAAAAACATTCAAAATCAAATTGTAACAAAAATAAATTTTTAAGAGAAAGATTTATTTTATATGCCAAAGAAAGAATTAATCAAAAAAAAGAAGGGACTCATAATTATTGGGGATCTAAATCAAGGGCAGTTAGAACGGTTATAGCATTAAAAGAATATAAAAAGGCCTTAAAACAAACGGGCAGAACTTATAAAAATTCTGATTTTAAAATGCTATTGGACTTAGTTAGTGATCCAAGACAACATAGAAATTTGTTTAATGCTTTTAAATTTTTAGGGGAGGATAATATTATATGAAAAAAATAAAAAAACGTTTTAACAAAAAAGATATAGCGGGGTATTATTTCGATGGGAAAAAATCTTACACGATTTATCATTATGAAAATCGATCATATATGTTGCAAGATAAGTAACTGGTGTTGGCAAAAATTGTACGCGAAGAGAAATAATGAACACTACAAGAAAAAGTAAAGAACAAATCTGTGATAAAAACTGGTATGAAAGAAACAAACAGGCTATTTTTGAAAAAAGAAAAAAATTTAAAAAATTAAATCCAGATAAAGTTAAACAATGGGATCTTAATTATTATTCTAAAGAAAAAAATTTTCTACGAGATAGTTGGGGCCGTGCTAGAAAAAGAGCCAGAAAATATAAAATTAAATTTGATATTACGTTTGAATCTTTTATGGAGAGTTGGCAAAAACACAAAGATTTATATGGATTAAAATGTCGATACACCGGAGAATCAATGACTTTTATTCGGGGTTTAGGTAAAGTGACACCCACTAATTTATCAATTGATCGATTAGATAATTTAAAAGGATATGTTGAAGGTAATATTATTTTTTGTACAAATTATTTTAACACTAAAAAGGGTCCTTTGAGCATTGAGGATTGTAAACGTATTTTAGAAGTTTATGAAGAATCCCATCGCTAAAATGTTAAGGACTAGTCAATATCGTAAAAAAGTGATACCGAATAAGAAAAAAGAGGAAGAGAAAAAAAGAAATAAAAGTTATGAAAAGGATTGATAAATATGTTTACCCTGGAACGGTTCGATCAACTATTGAGGGAAAGAGGCATTATTCGGTTGGAGAAGAAAAGCTTCCTAGTGTCACCACGATTCTTCAAGCAACTCAGCCAGAAGAAAAAAGACAAGCTCTTCAAAAATGGAAGCAGCGTGTGGGTGATGCAACGGCCGATGCAATTAAAAATAAAGCAGCTAACCGTGGAACAGCTATGCATAAGATTATTGAAAAACATATTCTCGGCGAAGGGTATGCAGATCTTACAGACACAGGAGCTGAGGCCACAAGAATGGCAAACACGATTATTGAGAAAGCTCTATTCCAATGGGATGCGTACTATGGAACCGAGGTCACTCAGTATTATCCAGGGCTGTATGCAGGTCAAGGTGACTTGGTGGGAGTTCATCGAGGCGCTGATGCAATCGGAGATTTCAAGCAGTCTAACAAACCCAAGGTTAAAGATTGGATTGAAGATTACCTCTTACAACTTTCGGCCTACGCTATGGCTCACGATCAAGTCTACGGAACCAAAATTGAAAAAGGTGTGATTATGATGTGCACACCCGATTGTTATTATCAGGAGTTTATTATAGAGGGTGGAGAGCTTAAAAAATGGAAACACCAGTGGTTGAGGAGAGTCGATGAGTTTTATAAATTACAGAGTTAAAGAGACTGAAATGATAAATACTTTAAACGAGAAAGTATTTAACAATGACAAAATCACAAAGACGATTGATGAGTTTGATCAAGTGGACTGCTGTAATCAAGTTTACACTTTGGAACTTAAATTTAGAAATTTTGCCTCATCTACATATAACGATTGTTTTATAGAAAAGGCGAAATATGACGCACTAATATCACGTGCTGAGTCCTCTAGGAAAACAGCGGGTTATATTGCGGCATTTACTGATGGCGCTTACTACGCCTGGAATTTAACAAAACTAACTGAGGATGGGTATAACTTCAACTGGGAGCCTTTTTCGATGAAAAAGACCACTTATTTTGAGAATAACGACCCAGTTTTGAAGCTATCTAGTAAACTTCCTCTATCTAAAGGAGTGAAACTGATATGAGTATAAGAAAATATCCAAGATTTACGGATGATATGCGATATTTAGATAATTTAGCGACCGCGTATCAAACCTGTACGACTGATTTTAGGCCAGTATGGAAACAAAAGTGGTACGAAATGGTTAAATTAATCGCGAAACGTGCATCGGAATGGGAAAGGTCTGTGGATAAGTCTAATGTACACTGATTTAGATTATTATATAATCTATTTTATTTTGGGGTGTGTGTTTTTATTTTATTTGTGGTGGAATAATAAACTGTAGCTGCCAGGGGCAATAATGCCCCTGACTCAATGTAATACTAATTATTGTCTTCCTCGTCAGAATCGTCCTCCTCTCGGTCATCATCTTCGTCTTCGTCGTCAAAGTCTTCATCATCGTTTTCCGATATACCTAGTGATAAATCGTCGATTTTGTTGCCTTCGTCGTCTTGGATTTCGATTTTTCCGTCTTGGATAAGGTCCATAATTGCTTGTTCTACGAGATCTTTGATTGATTTGTCTGCCATTTGAGATTACCTCCCCTCGGTTCGTGATTTCTGATCCTATCATTACCTGGACCCAGATCAATGTGAATTATTCGTTACACTTGAAACGCGGAGCGCGGAGCGTTGATTTTATTAAATTTTTTCTGCGGCAATATTAATTGTGGCAGGATTGTGAATGGTAAAATGCGTTTTATGCGGTTTTTTGTTAATTGTGGCACGATTAAGGCAAATTTCCACGGTATAGTGGAATTTTTGACCCTATGTTGTAAAAAAAATTTTTTCATTTTTTTTGCGTGGTGGCACGGCACAGTGGCACAGATTGTACTCGGCGCGCGAGACTTTTTTTTGGTTTTAAAAAATCCACTATAGGGGTAAAATCTCCCCTATACCGACGAAAATTAAAAATATGGCTAAATTAAAGAAATCTAAATATAAACACGTAGAGATACAGAAAAAGAAATATTATTTCTGCAAGATCACTTGGGATGATATCTTAGGAGATTCAGGACACGCTGATGTTGATGAATTCTCAAAGATGATTCCTGCAAGAATGGTAACTCACGCCTACATTTTTTCTAAAGATAAAAAACTATTGCGTACATTTGCATCTTACGATACGAGTTCAGAATCTTTTTCTGATAGAAATGTGATACCAACAGGGTGTATTGTTAAAATAGAAAAAATTAATGTTTAAGAATCTTCTTCAACACTTTCAGTGGCTTCGATCTGATTGTATTTATCAGACTGCGTATGGTTGTGTTCTTCTTGATCAGTGTCGCTGTGAACTTGATAGTCAACCCCTTCTAGAAGAGTTTTGTGATCACTCAGGATTTGTTTCATCTTCAATTCTAACTCCTCTTCGGACAAAGAATCTAAGTTCTTGGTCATAACTAATTTCTGGTCCACATATAAACCACCCGCTTTACCACGTGCAACTTCTGCGTTAATTGCTGCAGCCCACGCACCTTTCTTCATTGCATCATCTCTAAGTTTTGCTAATTCGCCTAAATGTCTTTCTAAAGATATTCCGTGTTTTTCTTGAACTTCTTTTCTAAGCTCACCAATGTATTGGACCACAAGTGGAAAGTATTTTGGATTACGCATTTCAGCTGCTGCTTGTCTTGGCCTTGTTTTATATCCTGCCTCAAATGCAGCTTCGCCTGGGCTCATACGTCCTTCGTTATAAACATATAACTCTGCAAACTTTTTTTGCTGATCTGTGAGTTTTTTCTGCTGGGTCATAAATTTGACTTATAGCGTAATTTATCGTACAAATCAATTTAAACTTTGTTGGTTTACTTGTAAAAGGTGTGGGATAGCAATGTGGTTGTTCCACATCGTTAAAATAAAAGGTGTATATGTTTAAAGATATCAAAGCAAAACACGGTGATTTTAAAATCTTAACTATGGATATGTATATCTCAAGGTATCTTGAAAAATATGGTGAGTGGTCTGAGCCAGAAGTAGATTTATATAAACAAATTATAAATAAAAATTTTGTTGTTATTGAAGTAGGGGCTCACATTGGAACCCATACTGTTCCAATAGCTAAATTAGCAAATACTGTTATTTGTTACGAACCTCAAAGAATTATTTACCAAACGCTTTGTCATAATATTATAAAAAACAATCTAACCAATGTTACGACTTATATGATGGGAGCTGGCGATGAAAATAAAGAAATTAAACTTAATGAAATAGATTATAATTATTATCTTCAAAAAAATGAACAAGCCAATACAGGTGGTACTCAAATCGAAAAACTTATAACCAATAAAGGCTATAAGTCGTCAATTGTTAAACTTGATGATCATTTAAATAATTTAGCTTCACTTCATTTTATAAAAATAGATGCGGAATTTATGGAAATAAAAGTTTTAAAGGGAGCACAAAAACTCATAGAAAAATTTAAACCTGTTATTTATTTTGAATTTGATTTGAAAGAGCACAAAGAATTAGTTAAGTTTGTTGATTCTCTCGGTTATAATATGTATTACCATATTACGTTTAATTATAACAAAGATAATTATAACAAAGACCCAGAAGATTTACATCCACAGTCAACTTCAAATATGATTTTTGCAGTACCTAAACATATTGATTTTAAAACTAATCTGGAGAAAGTAAATGTTACGGACTAAAGAACTTATGCAACTCCTGGAACAGTTTAATACTGGAGAGACAGGCGGTTATGCCAGAGTGCAAGTGGTTTCTAAAACAAACAAGTGGAAACCCAAAGATATCAAAGAAATTAAACTGGTAGAGAATAAAATTATCGGCTCAACGGAGAGCCATAGACTGATGATTTTAGTTGACTGATTACGGTGAAACCAGAATCTAAATTTTGGAAAGAAATCAAGAAAAATACACCACGAATTAGGTGGACAAGATTAGAAACTTGGGCAACGCCAGGTGTGCCAGATCTGTTGGGTTATAATGATTTTTGTGGATTTTTTATGGTTGAGTTAAAGGTGGCAACGAAGGGTAAACCGAAGTTCTCACCTCATCAAATTATGTTTCATCGCACAAGAACGAATCGTAATTTTATCCTACTCCAGACCCTCGCTCCTCGCTCCGTAAAACTTTATCCATCGACCGCGATGCGCGAAGACGGATCGCTTGGCGCTTGCTGCTTGACGCTTGAAGCTTGCGACTTGGATCGCTCTCCGTGGTCCACGCTTGAAGCTTGGTTCATCCACGGACCGCTTGACGCTTGCAGCTTGTAGCTTGAAACTTTTATCATTTATCATCTCAACTATGAGTTGTATCAGTGGGCTAGATAAGCCACGTTCTTAACAGACTTGTCCCAACACTTCCTGCAATCACC